GGGAAGTAAATGATGAGTTGGGTGACATTGGCGCGGGTTACATCACCGTGTCTTTTCCAACAGAAGAGGAGGACCTTACCGAATCTGATTTTATAGCAACCATCTTTGATGAGTATGGCGCTGGAGTATGGTCACGTGACGCCGACCTGCGCACCGCTGTAAAAGATGCTGCCAAGCGATTCCGCATGGATTTTGCCGGTATCTACCGCCTACCACCGGACTTTACCTTTCGGGTTTTTATTTACGACGTGCGCGGTCACGACCGCGTCTATGTCGGCGCAACCGAGGTGCGCTGCGCAGAAACCAAGCAACATATTCCGGTGCTCAAGGTGATTGACTGGACCGATCAACCCGACGCATTAGAAGAATGGATGGACACCAACCTAGATTTTGGGGATAAACACCTGCCCCAACCAGAGCTATTACCACAAGTAGAAAATGAGGAGACCGACTAATGGGTTTAGATCAATACGGTTTTGTCCACCAGAAGGACCACGCCCAAGCCGTTGAGTTTTACTGGCGCAAACACTCGCGGTTGCAAGAGTTCATGCAAGCCTTGTGGGCAGACACCGTCCACGGCGAGGATGCCGAAGACTTCAACTGTCAAACACTTGTGCTCACCAAAGACGACCTGCTGGATTTGCAGAACCAAATCGCAAAAGGGTACGAGGACTATTTTTGCAGAGGAGGTTTCTTTTGGGGACACCAATGGCAAGACCAAGCCGTTGAAGACTACGCCCAACAAGATGCCGAGTTTGTGCAAGCTGCGCTGGACGCACTAGAACAGGGAGGGCAGGTAGAGTACTCCTGTTGGTACTAATGACCCAGACTACACAAAAGCTAGATGTAGTCTACAACTTGGCTCGCAGGGAAAAGCGAGCCTTGGGGCAGATCTTTACCCACCACGACGAGACTGCCCTACTTTGGGAGTTGGTGGTCCTACTTGGGGACACCAAGTGCAAAAAGTGTAAAAATCCACTGGATGAGTATATTATTCAACTTGCTCGGACGGTAGGTCAACTAGAACACCTCACACAGGAGAAGCACAATGGCTAAGAAAGAGGATGGGCACTTTAACGAAAAATGGAACGACGCAATGATCTATCAAATTGCGGCGGACAAAGCTCAAGGCATGACAATCAAACAACTGGCTGCAAAGTATAAAATGACACAGCAGCAAGTCAAGTATGTGGTGTATCGTCGGCTGAAAAACGAAAACATTGAGCGGGGGTTGCCTATCACTAATGTGGCTCTTAAAGAGGCAGGGGTGGCCGATGCAAAACCTAAGACCAAGACCAAGACGGAAAGTGTAACCATCACGGTGACTAGCGCAGGGATGGCGGCACCTAATCCGGTGCCGTCCGCAGAAAAAACAACCGTCACCACGGCAGTTGACCAAGGCGTGTTCGACAAGAAGGAAGAACCTGTCCACCGTGGACTATGGCCTACCTTATGGCACAAACTGTTTGGATAATCCCAAGCCGCCGCTAGACTGTCTACCTGCCCTTGGACAACCCCACCCCTGCCTTACCCCTAGGCATGCACTATCAAACAGCCTAGGGGCGTCGAGTAAGGGGCGGGGATTATGGCAAAAGTCTTACAGAATTCAAAAAGTCTTACAGAATTCAAAAAGTCTTACAGAATTCAAAAAGTCTTACAGAATTCAAAAAAGTCTTACAGAATTCAAAAGTTGATCAATTTTTGACCAATAACCTCTGTTCAGGGGACTTTACATAATAGGTCGAAATTCGCGAGATGCGTAAAATGGATTTTTAACATTCTATAATATACGATATCACACTATACTTGGTTATTCAAGGAGTTATGTCCAAATGGACCAATATAGAAAAATATATGTTCATCAAACTCGTGTTCGCGCGGCGACGGAATGTGATAAAATGCATTTTTGTCCTTCGCGATTTTCGACCTATTATGTAAAGTCCGGTAAGTTAGTCTAGGAGATACGATGGCTCTGCCAAAAGTTACTCACAAAAAGAAGTTGGATGTGCCCGTCCGCTCGGACAAGGTAAGGAATCTCACTGCAAAGCAGGAAAAGTTTGCGATGATCTTTGCTTGCGAAGATGTCACCCAAACAGAAGCCGCTCTCCGTGCTGGATTCAGTGAGAACTCCGCTGCGTCTATTGCTTCGCAAATGCTCAAGCTGAACCCTAGGGTCAATCAACGTATTGCAGAAATCAAACAAGAGCTTGGCGTCAAGTACGAAGTCACATTTGAAGGCCATGTCAGAAAACTAGCAGAGATCCGTGATGCTGCCCTCAGTGGTAACAATTTCGCTGCGGCTGTCGCTGCGGAAAAGTCTAGAGGCCAAGCAGCAGGATTGTACATAGATCGCAAAGAAATCTTGCACGGGCGCATTGACCAGATGAGCAAAGAGGAAGTCCTTAAAGAAATACAACAACTCCAAGAAGACTTCCCTGCTCTACAGGCGATTATGCAAGGTAATCTAGTGATCGAAGGTGAAGCGACGCAAGAAGACTAAACAAGAGTTGCTCGGGGTTGGTGTCGTGGCGCACCATTGTAATGTACCAAGTAGGTACGCTCACTAACTCATAGAAAGGAGTTGCGACATGGATATACATTGTAAGTTTTGTGGAGAACCTTGGGAGCATGACACCCTACACGAGTTTGGCGATTACAAGAATCGCGCCAAGCTCTTTGCACAGCTAGGATGCAATGCCTTAATGGAAGACGGCAATAGGGACTACCCCTGTGATATGCCTGTAGTAGACCCCGACATGGCATGGCAAGCAGACTTCTTGCAGCAATGGTCCGAACACCCAGAAGAGTGGATAGCCGACGGCATGCTAGGGGATATGTCATGATTGAGGTATTTAACATAGCAAGTGACGACCAAGTGTCGTTTATGCCTGTGATGGGTACCCTGTGGGCAGTCGCGTACTGCTATTGCGAGCAGCATGACAAGTTGCATGAGCTGTTCGAGGAGGAGCGCTTAGGTCGGTTTATTCAATACGCTAAGACGCTACCAGTGACCGTAGGTGATAAATCGGTAGCCTGCGGTGACTGGGTTACTTTTGAAACACAACCACACCAATTGATGGAGGTGCTTTATGCGGATTGATGAATGGACAAAACGTCTTGGGCAGCAACACTGGAATATCGCGGGTAAGGGACAAACCCTGTGCGGTAAGCCGATGCTCGGCAATAACTACGCGAAATACATCGAAAACGAGGATAAAACCCCGTGTGAATCGTGTCAAGAGCAACTGCAAGCGGTAGTCGGCCACGGAGGGGCGGATGTCTAAACCTGAGTCCCAGTTATGGAGTAAGTTAAAACAAGGGACTAAAGCCTCGGGCGTGTTTTGGACACGCCTCGAGACTTGGGCTACTCCCGGAGTACCTGATGTTCACGGAGTGAAGGACGGTACTTCCTTTTGGATTGAACTAAAAGTCAGTCAATTAAAAGTCATAAGAAAGATCGACCTGAGACCGCACCAAATCGCATGGCAGGTACAGTATTCAAATCAAGGGGGCAGTGTCTGGAACCTTGTTGGTCATCCTTCCTCCTCCTCCCTCAAATTATTTGGAGGAGAAAGAGCCATGGAGCTAGCTGAGGGGACGAAGGACCGTGAGGCGTTGACCCCGGATTGGGAAACGGGGAGGCCGTATGATTGGACCGCCCTCCTTGATTTTATTATCGCCCATGCGAGGAAGAAAGAGCATGAGCCGTGATGCGTGAGGCGTTGTGCGTGGTCAACTCTTCTTCTATCCTCGTTTGTCATCATCATTCATCTTCTATCCCGTCCCATTCTAAGAAGAAAGAGGATGATTGATGACGAACGATGGTGGGTGTGTACGAGGAAGATTGATGATGACGTCAATCTTGACCGATTAAGAAGGATGCAAAAAGACTGGCAATGATAACTAATGAGAGTATAGTGAATACCGTAACCAAGGGGTTATGTAGGACCAATCATTTCTCATAGAAAGGAGATAGGAAAATGGCTACATCAGCTAAGAAAGCAGTAAAGAAAGCACCAGTCGCGAAGGCCGAGGTAAAAGTGGCTGAGCTCTGTCTCACCGGTGAAGAGCTTTCATACGGTGACATCTGGAAGTTTGTCCAAGAGCATGCCGGTGGTAACGAGGCCAACGTGAAGATTGTTCCACTGGATAACGTGGATCTGGCTAGCACGTCACCTGTACCGTTCGGTTATGGTGGTCGCGCTGGAGGCGTACGACAAACTATACAGGACTGGATGCTACGCGGTGTGGACGGTGACCGTAGTCTTAAGACTGCGCTCAATAAGGCCGCTCCGCTTGGGCACTCGCGCAAAAAGCCGGTCTGCCTCCACGCGCTCATGCACGGTGGCTACTCCCCGTCTAGCAAGTATTGGGGGACACCGTTTGTCAAACTGGTGGTTCAGGGTTAACCTGACCACTCCTTGAGTCGTACGTGTGTGATTAGGGAGCTTCGGCTCCCTCTTTTTTGACTTGCGAAAAGGATGAATATTGAGGACTTCCCATTCCCCTCCCATCCTCTCCCTTCCCTTTCCCGAGAGGAGGAGGATTGAGGATGACTTTTACTTATGTATACATATACATAAGTAATCAATATCTTTCTTTTTCTGGGGGGTTGTTTCACAAAAAGTCTATTGGCATACTGGCTTTGTAGTAATTAACAAATACCATAAAACTCGTAGAAAGGAGATGA